ATGACCCGGCCCGCGCGCTCTCGCATCCGAGACACATGGCATCCCACCGATGCGCAGCGCGCCGAGATCGAGGCGTTCACCGTTGCCGGCTATTCGCAAGGCGAGATCGCTTCCTGTCTTGGCGTCGATGTGAAGACGTTGCGCGCGCATTGTCGCGACGAGCTCGATTTCGCTTCGATGCGGCTGACCGCGCGCATTGCTGGGAACGTCATCCGTGCAGCACTCGGCGCGCCCGCGCGTTACGGCGCCAATGGCAAGCAGCTCGAGGACGAAGTCGTACCGCAATCCTGGGCGCTCACCTTTTACTTGAAGACGCGCGGCAAGAAGCTGGGCTGGTCCGAACGCGCCGAGCACGCGGGCAAGAATGGTGGCCCCCTTGAACTCGACTATTCCGGCCTCTCGGACGAGGAACTTGCAACCCTCGATCGCGCACGCGCAATTCTTGGACGAATTGCTCCTCCGGGGTTCCTTGCAGACGGAGATCGCTCGCCGCCTGACGGAGGTTGAGCGCACCGAACTCGCATGCCACGCGGATGCGATCCGCGAACGCTGCAAAACGCTCACCGGCTTCATCCGCGAAGCCTGGCCCGTGCTCGAACCCGCGTCCGATTACATTCATGGCTGGCACATCGATGCCAAGGCCGATCATCTCACCGCCATCAGCCACGGTCAGTTGACGCGGCTTCAGATCAACGAGCCGCCCGGCTGCATGAAGTCGCTGGTGGTCGGTGTGTTCTGGCCGGCGTGGGAATGGGGCCCGTTCGGGCGCCCGGACCTGCGCTATCTCACCACCTCGTTCGCGGAAGCCAACGTCGTCCGCGACGCGATCCGCATGCGCCGCCTTGTCACCAGCGAGTGGTACCAGACGCTGTGGCCCGATGTGCGGCTGGTGCGCGATCAGAACGCGAAATCGAAATTCGAGAACACCAAAACCGGATTCCGCGAGGGCAGGGCGTTCGCATCGCTGACCGGCGGGCGCGGCGACCGCGAGATCATCGACGATCCGCACTCGACCGAGACCGCGGAATCCGAGGCCGAGCGCGCCAACGCCGCGCGCATCTTCCGCGAGTCGGTGCCGCTGCGCCTCAACGATGCGATGAAGTCCGCCATCGTCGTCATTATGCAGCGGCTGCACGAACGCGATATCTGCGGCGTCATCGAAGAGCTGATGCTGCCTTACGAGAAGCTGATCCTGCCGATGGAATTCGAGCCGGAGCGGCGCCGCATCACCGCGATCGGTTTCGCCGATCCGCGCACAGAGGAAGGCGAGCTTCTGTTTCCCGGCCGCTTCCCGCGCGAAGCGGTGGAGCGCGACAAGATCCCGCTCGGCTCCTATGGCGCCGCCGGCCAGTTTCAGCAGCGTCCGGCGCCGCGCGAAGGCGGCCACTTCAAGAAGCACTGGTTCGAGACCGTCGATGCCGCGCCCGCGGGCGGCAGGTTCGTGCGCGCCTGGGACCTCGCCGCCTCGAAAGACAGCGGCGATTTCACCGTCGGCCTCTTGATGAAGGTGGTGGCCGGCATCTATTACATTCTCGACGTCAACCGCTTCCGCGGTTCGCCGCACGATGTCGACCGCGCGATCGAAACCTGCGCCGATCAGGATGGGGCGGCCTATGGCGAAGCGAATGTCCGCTTCCGCCTTCCGCAGGATCCGGGGCAAGCCGGCAAAAGCCAAAAGACCAGCCACGCAAAACTCCTGGCCGGACACACCTTCCGCATTCTGCCGGTGACCGGCGAGAAAACCGTCCGCGCCCAACCCCTCGCCTCCCAAGCCGAAGCCGGAAACGTGAAGCTGCTAAAGGCACCGTGGAACACAGCCTTCCTCGACGAAATCGCCACCTTCCCGAACGCCGCCCACGACGACCAAGTCGACGCGGCTTCGGATGCCTTCGCCGAACTCGTCGCGACGGCGAACATGGGTAGCGTGACGGCGATGCCGATGGTCATCACGGGCTCGCGACCCGGGCCCGGAGCGTGACTCGTCACGAACCTTACGGTGACCCGCGTGGCAATGATCTAGAATTCGTCATCGTGAGGTGCGAGCGTAGCGAGCCTCGAAGGACGACGGCTTATGGGTGGCTGGGCTTACATGCTGCGCGCTGCGCCGACGACAGCTACTACGTCGGATCGACATCATATGATGACGTTGCCACCCGAGTTAGCGAGCACAATGATGGACGGTTTGAAGGCTACACGCACTCTCGACGTCCAGTGACTTTGGTTTGGGGCGAAAAATTTGAAGACCTGCGACAGGCGCAAGCATGCGAACGCAGAATCAAAGGCTGGCGGAGAGAAAAGAAAGAAGCTCTAGCGCGCAGAGACCTCGATCTTCTGCCATGGCTTTCGAAGCGGCCCAGCGCGCGTCGCCCTTCGAGGGCCGCTTCGCGGCCACCTCAGGGTGACGCGCTAACCGAAACAATAAGCTCGTCACCTCGAAAAACAGACTCGTCATCCTGAGGCGCGCGCGGAGCGAGCCTCGAAGGATGACATCGCCACCGTGCGTGCTTCGAGGCACCGCGTCGCGGTGCACCTCAGCATGACGAGATTTGAAATTTGTATGCCAAGGGGTTCACGCGGAGACGCGGAGTTCGCGGAGTCGATCGATCTCATCCTCCGCGTCCCTCCGCGACTCCGTGTGAAATTGGATGGCCGTCTCCAGGCTGTGCCGTCGAAAGGTTCGATCGATATGAAACCTGCGAAGCGCACCACCTCAGGCGACTCCTCGCGCGGCTACATCGCGCCGCCAATGTCGAACGATCTCAAGTGGAGCACCATCGGGTCGACCGGGCTGCGCCAGTATGGCGGGTGGGTGCGGGACGAATTCCTCCCGCAGCTCACCGGGCCGCAGGCGGCGCGCACATTTCGCGAGATGCAGGACAACTCGCCCACGGTCGGTGCGATCATGTTCGCGATCCGCCAGAGCATGCGCGAGGTGACGTGGCGCGTGGAGTCTGCGGACGACAGCGCCGATGCGCGCGCCGGCGCGGAATTCGCGTACTCGCTTATGGAAGACATGAGCCAGTCCTGGCCGGATTTCGTGTCCGAAATGCTCTCGATGCTGGGCTATGGTTTTGCGCCGTGCGAGATCGTCTACAAGCGCCGTAACGGCCGCGCTCCGCATCCGCTCGCGGGCCGCAAAACGCACATAAGCAAATTCGACGATGGCCTGATCGGCTGGGCGAAGCTTCCGCTGCGCAGCCAGGACACCGTCATCAAATGGTTCTTCGACGACGAGGGCGAGATCACCGGCCTCACGCAGCAGCCCTGGTTCGGCGGGCTGATCGACATCCCCATCGAGAAGATCCTGCTGTTCCGTCCGGCCGCGCACAAGAACAACCCCGAAGGCAATTCGATCCTGCGCCAGGCCTATCGCCCGTGGTGGTTCGTGAAGCGGCTCGAGGAACAGGAAGCCATCGCGCTCGAGCGCATGAGCGGCACGCCGGAATACCGCGTGCCAGCGCAGCTCCTGAAGGATGCCGCCGCCGGCGATACCAACGCGCAAGCCTCGCTTGCCGCGTTCAAGAACGTCGTCTGCAACATCCGCGTCGACGAGCAGATGGGCCTGGTCACGCCGTCCGACACGTTCCAGAACGCGGACGGTTCGCAGTCCACCATCCCGATGTATGAGTTCAAATACACGACGCCGGTGGGCTCGAAGGCGTCCGCCGATTTCGATACGCCGATCGCGCGCCACAAGCTCGACATCATCGCCTCGGTACTCGCGGATTTCCTGCAGCTCGGCCACAGCGCGCGCGGCACCCAGTCGCTGGCGAGCACGAAGGTCGATCTGTTCCTGAATGCGACCGCGGCATGGCTCGATGCCGGCGCCGATACGCTGAATTGTGGCCTAGCGCGGCTGTGGGCGATGAACGGTTTCGATGCACAGACGCAGCCCAAATTCGTGCCCGACGTGCCGCAGCGCCAGGACCTCGATACCCTGAGCAACTTCATCCTGCGCCTGTCGCAATCGGGCATGAAGCTGTTCCCCGATCCCGACCTCGAAGACTACATCCGCGACGCCGCGGGCTTGCCCGAAATGAGCGCCGAGCAGCTCGCGAATGTGAACCGAGGCACTGACAGCGCAACCGCCGACGCATCGCAAGTCGACCCTATCGCATCGCAGGACGTGAAGAAGCAAATCGCCGGAATGCTAGGCCGCCGCCTGATCCACAAAGGTTATCTATCCGTCCGTTCTGGCAGACGGAGGCGGTGAGTGGCGATGTGCGCTTCGCATTCGCGAAGTAGTGACGTTGCACCTATTGTCATCCCCGGCGAGCATCGACGCGATAGCGTCGATGCGAGGGAAGGGGACCCAACTTCGAGGGCTCGCTACCCGTCTGGCAAGTTGGCTTCCCTTCCCCTCGCGCAGCTTCGCTGCGCTCGGCCGGGAATGACAACGGGTGCGGGGGTAGCAACGCGCCGATCGTTCGTGCTGTCGGACATCACATCATTGGATGGAGCGGAAGCAATGGACAGTTCAGCCGATCTACGCGAGCGCACAAAGGATGTCACTGCGTCCTCAGTGCATGTCGCGTCACCCTTAAAAGCGAAAACCTTCAAGGCGGCAATGAGCGAAGAGGACGTTCAAAAAGAACGTCCGTTCTTTCGCATCGCCAAGGTCGATGAATCGCTCGGCATCGTGTTCGGCTGGGCGGTGATCTGCAAGGTTGCGGGCCAGGACTATTACGACTGGAACATCGATCAAGGCGGCGTGCGTGCGGGCGAGCTGATCCCCGAGCATATCACCGAACCGGCGATGCTGAAAAGCGCCGCCGCGTTCATGGAGTCCGAGCGTCCCGGAAACGAGATGCACGCGGGCGACGACGTCGGAAAATTCCTGTTTGCGTTCCCGCTGACCACCGAGATCGCGAAAGCCATGGGCATCGCCTGCGACAAGACCGGCCTGATGGTCGGCTATCAGGCGCCGCCTGCGGTGCTCGCGAAGTTCAAATCCGGCGCCTACACCGGTTTCAGCATCGAAGGATCGCGTGGCGCCGACGCTGTGGAGCACGATTGATGACCAAGCGCATTCTGAATTCGCTGACGATCGGAAAGATCGCCGCCGTCGATGTCCCCTGCCAGGAAGGCGCGCAGGCGCTGATCCTGAAGCGCGCCGCGAACGCCGCTACGTCCGGCGCGGAAACAAATACGGGAACTGACGCGGAAAATTTCGAAGGCCAGCTCGCACAAGAGAACCTCTGGGACCGTTACGGAAGGGCGCAAAGCGCGCTTCAGCAATCCATCGAATCCATCATGGGCGACGACAGCGTCACCGGCAAAGGCGCGATGATTCAGCAGAGCCTGGACGAGTTCTGCGAATACATCGGCCAGCTCGTCCCCTCCGATCCCACCAATGCCTCGGCCCAGGGCCTTCAGGCAACGCTCCCGGCTCCGGCCGCCAACGCAGAAAACCCAACACCCCAAGCGCTGAAAAAAGCACTGGGTCTTCCTGCCACGGCGACCGGGGCCGAGATGCTCGACACCATTGAAGCGCTTACCAAGGCCACGAAAGACGACGAGCGCGGCGGCGATGTCGCGAAGATGCTCACCGCCGGCGATGCGTTCGAAGCCGCGGACGGCAGCATCGTCTTCAAGAGCAAGGTCGGCAACGAAACCTTCGCGATCCTCAAAGCCCAGAACCGCGAGATCGCGAAGCAGGCCGCCGAACTCGCGAAGCGCGCCGAAGCCGAAGCGACAGCAAAGTTCGAGAAGCGCGCTGACGATCTCGGCTTCGAGCCCTCGTTCGGCGCCACATTGCGCAAAGCCTATGGCGGCGACGCGGCCGCGCAGACCAAAGTCGAAAAGCGCATCGCGGGCCTCAACCGCCAGATCGAAGAAGGCGCGCTGTTCATGAGCTTCGGTAAATCGAGCCCCAAGGAAGGCTCCGCCGAATCCGAATTCCTGGCGAAGGTGGAAGCGGCGCGCAAAGCCGATCCCAAACTCACCCACGCCCAGGCCTACGCCCGCATCTACAAATCCCGCGACAACGCCGCCCTTATCCAACGCATGATCGCGGAGCAACGTGGGGGCAATTGAGACCCGACAACCCACCCTCCCCTTGAGGGGGGGGGTCGAAAAATGCGTGAGCATTTTTCGGGGAGGGGTACCGCCCCCGCACGGAGCCAATACCCATCCCCGAAATTTGCTCGCTGTGCTCGCAAATTGTCGACCCTCCCTCAAGGGGAGGGTGGAGTCACGGAGAACGGTACCCGCTCCGCGAACTCCGCGTCTCCGCGTGAACCTCTTCTTTTTTTGAAAACCCTCGAAGGAGAATCCGAAATGGCAACATCCGGCACCGGGCTGGAGGAGGGCGGGAATCTGACCGCCAATTCCGATCTCAGTTCGTCGCAATATTACGCGGTGAAGCAGACCTCGACCGATCGCGCCGTCGATCTGGCGTCAACCGGCGGCGAGGCGATCACCGGCATCCTGCTCAACAACCCGAAAGCGGGCGAATCCGCGATCGTGAAGTATGTCGGCTTCACGCCCGCGGTCATCGGTACCGGCGGCGTCACCGCGGGCCAGGCGCTCATGACCGAAGCCAGCACAGGCAAGCTCGTCACGCAAACCTCGACCAACGCCAAAGTCGCGGTCGCGATCGAAAGCGCGAACGCAGGCGAGCTCGCTCTGGTGCGTCTCGTCCCGACCGCCGGTTGATCGAACCCGCGCGCCGCAACCCATTTCTGGAGACAAGCCATGCCCTCACCCAATGTCAGTCAGGTCCATTCGACCACGCCGCTCACCAACGTGGCCGTGGCCTATATGCAGGACCACGACAATTTCATCGCCGACAAGGTGTTTCCGGTCGTCTCGGTGAAGCACCAGTCCGACCTCTATTACAAATGGAACAAGGACGATTTCTTCCGCGACGAAGCGCAGATCCGCGCTGACGGTTCGGAATCGGCCGGCTCCGGCGTCGATCTCACGACCGACTCTTACGCCGCAAAGGTCTGGGCGCTGCACAAGGATATCGGCGACCAGATGCGCGCCAATGCCGATCCCGCGGTCGATCTGGCGACCTCGATCTCCGAATATCTGATGCAGAAGCTTCTGCTGCGCCGCGACCGGCTGTTCGCCTCGAACTATCTCACCACCGGAAAATGGGGCACCGACATCACCGGCACCGCGTCGACCAACGATGCCACCCACACCATCCAGTGGAGCGACGACGCCACGTCCGATCCCTTCACCGACATCGCCAACCAGCAGACCACCATCCTGCAGAACACCGGCATGATGGCGAACACGCTGACGCTCGGCTGGCAGGTGTATCAGGCGCTGCGCAAGCACCCGCTCGTCATCGACCGCGTGAAGTACACGATGCAGGCCGATGCCAAGAACATCACGCCCGAGCTTCTGGCCTCGGCCTTCGATGTCGAGAAGGTCGTGGTGGCGAAGGCGTCCTACAACAGCGCGAAGAAGGGCGCCGTGGGCGCCTACAGCTTCGCGGTCGGCAAGGTGGCGCTTCTGTCCTACGCGCCGCCGGCGCCGAGCCTGATGATCCCGTCCGCCGGTTACATCTTCGGCTGGGATGGTCTCGAAGGCCAGAACAGCCTCGGCATCTCGTCCTGGACCGAACCGGTGCCGAACCGCGGCAAGCCGGGATCGACCACGCGCGTCGAAGCCGAAATGGCCTTCGACATGAAACTCGTCGGCGCCGACCTCGGCGTGTTCTTCACTGCGATCGTCGCGTGACATGAACACGCCAGCCGAAATCGCGCACGCCGGCGGCGCCTATGTGCGCCGTCCCTTCACGCTCGGCCAGCGTACGGTGGCGAACGGCGACGTTCTTTCTGCCGCACAGGTACGCGCGCTCCCGAACGGCAATCTGCGCGCGCTCATCAATCTCGGGAAGATCGATCTCTTCCCGTCCGCACCGAAAAAAGTTTCACGCGGAGGCGCGGAGTGCGCGGAGAACAAAAAGAACTCCCTCTCCCCCTAAGGGGGAGAGGGCAGGGTGAGGGGGCGGCAAAGCCAAGCGGGCTTCAAACATTTTCGCGCGCCGTAACTGCGATCGTTCTCAACTCCCTACGCCGCAGCTCCGACGTCGGGCACCCCCTCACCCTAACCCTCTCCCCCTGACGGGGAGAGGGAATGATCCACTCCGCGCACTCCGCGTCTCCGCGTGAACCACTCCTTCTCCACAACCAGCGAAGGCGTCACCACCATGACCACCGGGTTCGTCAATCGCATCAAGGGCAAGATCAAGGCCCACACCTTATATATGGGCGGCGGCGGGATCGCCGACGACAAGAGCGGCATCGCGGGCAAGGCAGTGCTGTCGCTACGCGTGCCGCTTTCGGTGACGGCCACCGCCAACACCGACATCGCGCCCGTCTCGCTTCCGCCCGGCGCCACCTTGGTGCACGCAACGGTCTACACCACCACGGCCTTCCTCGCCGCCACCGATGCGAAGATCGAGATCGGCGCGTCGGCCGGCGATGCAAGCTATGTCGCGCAGACCACGATCAAGTCCGTTGGCGTCGTTTCACTCGCGCTGGCGAACGCCGCCGCCGCGACGCTGGCATCGCTCGGCGCAGCACCAAACCTCTACGTCCGCATCGTGCAGACCGGCACCGCGTCCGCCACCGGCGCCGCCACGCTGATCCTCGAATATGTGATGCCGTGACCTGGACCTACGATCCCACGCAGCTTCTCACCACGCCGATGATGCAGGTGCGTTACCTCATCGGCGACACGCGCGACACCGACCGCCAGGTCCAGGACGAAGAGATCGCCTTCGCGCTCGCCGAGCGGCCATCGGTCTATGGCGCCGCCGCCATCGTGTGCCGCGCGCTCTCCGCGCAGAAGTCGCGCCTGGTCGATACCGTCGACAACGACCTGCGCACGACCTACAGCCAGCAGGCTTCGGCTTATGGCCGCCAGGCGATCTATTACGAGCAGCGCGACGCGAAATTCGGCGGCGTGATCCCGGTTGCCGGCGGCCTCAACCGTTCGAACAAGATCCAAATGGAATGCGATCCCAACCGATTGCCGCCCGCCTTCAACATCGGCATGCAGGACAATTATTTCCCCGTGGCGCCGGAAGGCAACGAGCTCACGCCGCCCGCCGCGCCGGATGGCGCGCTATGATCGATGTGAGCTTTGAGGTCCGCGGCCTCGAGCAGGTTCAGGCCAACCTGTCGTCGCTACCCGCGGCGGTGACCACGCGCCTGCGCGGATTCATGGGCGACGCCGCCGCCACGCTGCGCGGCATGGTGCAACAGAACATCGCCGCGTCGTTCCATTCGACGGGCGCGCTCTATCAGGGCGTCAAATCCGAAATCGTCGAAGACAGCGGCGGCATCAGCGCGCGCATCGCCGTCGAGGGCATCCCCTACGCCCGCATCCAGGAAGAAGGCGGCACCGTCCAGATCCCGGAGCTCGCCCCCGTCAACGCCAAGGTCCTCGCCTTCTCAACCCCCGCCCGCAGCGCCGTCGCCGCCATCGCCGCGCGCGGCGCAGGAAGCACCATCTTCGCCATGCACACCAAGGCCCACCCCGTCACCATCCCCGAACACCCTTACGCGCGCACCGCGCTCAGCGACTATCGTCAACCTTTTGAGTCAGGCATCCGCGAAACCGTGCGTGCTGCGCTGGGTGAGTTGTGACCGGCCAGAGTCGGCATACAGATATCAATCCCGTCATGTTGAGGTGCGCCGCGAAGCGGTGCCTCGACCCGCCTACGCTAAAGCTGCGGCGGGCGAGTCATATTCTCCTTGTCCGCCGTAGCCTTGTCGAAGGCGGAAGCACGCACAATAGCGATGTCATCCTTCGAGGCTCGGCTGCGCCGAGCACATCAGGATGACGCCGATCTAGTATTCAGCCCGAACTCTGCTGGAGAAGCTCCGCCAGATCGCGCCAGTCTTTGGTGACGCGCTGCCGTTCGTGGCGGCGGTCGTGATCGGCATAGGCGTGTTTGCCGGCGGCGTCGGCGCTCGTCACGAGGGGATCGTGCCGTGCCTGAAGCGGGTCTGGGAGCTTAGGGTCCATTTCGGCAGTTCCTGGCGTATCCGCCCCTCGACGGATCACCTAACGGCTTTGGCCGCCGGAAGTTTCAAATGTTTGGGCGTGTTCCACTTGGCGGCTTCAATCGCTCGCCGGAATGGGATCGGGCATGTAGGTGTTTTCCATCGCGCGTGCGAGCATGTCGTAGTCGGCGGCGACGGCCATGAGCGTGTCGCGCGCTGCCGCATCCGCGGTCACGTTCGCGATCGCGCGCACCTGTTCCGATCTGCGCCGGTAATGCGCGGCGCGCGCGTCTCTGTCTGTCAATGGCCGCCCCGGCCCGATGCCCAGCCCAAACTAACGTAGGGACCGCCCGAGTCCCAATGAAGGATTGAACACTCACAGCCGCGATCCGCGCAATAGTTTCGCCGCGAGTTCCCGCCAGCCCTCGGCGACGCGTTCCCAAGACGCGCGTTCCTGCGGATCGGCACAGACGCGTGCGCAGGTCTCCGCATCGTCCGCGCGCGACATGTAGCGGTCGTATTGCTGTTTCAATAGGTCTGGAAGCTCGTGGCTCACCGGGGGGCTTCCGATTTCGACAATGTCATCTCTTAGCTAACGGCCCTGGCTGCCGAGCGTTTCGAGGTTCCGGCAAATGATTTTCAAAAGCGAATAGACAAATGACCGATCTGCCGGAACCAATCACGCGCGAGCAGATCTATCAGGCGCTGTTCGCGCTCCTGACCCCGCTGCTCGCGCCCGGCGCCGAGGATGGAACTCCGGATGGCGAGCAGGGCCAGAACGGCGCGGCACGGCCCGGCACGCCGACCGCGGACCGCCCGTTCAATCTCGTCAGCCGTGAGGTGATCGAGGTTCAGCGTGTGCCACCGGCGCTGCAGCCCGTGCTCTTTCTCTATGAGATGGACGAGGAGTTCGGGGACAGCGGCCCCGGCCTCACACTGCTCAGCTTCGTGGTGGTGCTCATCTTCGGCGTGACCGCGCCGAAGGGGACGCCCGGCCAGACGCTCCTCAATCCGCTGATCGATCGCGTGCTGGACGCGCTTCAGCCCGCGGGTGGCGAAGACGAACAGCAACTCCCGGACGGCGACGGCAATCCGCTGGTCGAATGGGTCCGCGTCAAAGGCAAAGCCGGCAAGAACCACGGCAACAACGCCACCGACCCGGAGTGCCGCCAGGCGTCGTACTATCTGCCACTAGAAATCAAACTCGCCGCGCCGTGAATCTCCACCTGTCATCCCCGGCGGAGCGCTGCGGAGCAGCGCGAAGGGAAGGGGACCCAGGTCGTGATAACGAGAACGGTCTTCCTCAGCTTTGACTGAAACTAATGCGGCCTTCGGAAATTGTTCGACGCACCTGGGTCCCCTTCCCCTCGCATTGCTGATGCAATGCTCGGCCGGGGATGACAGGTCGCACATCTATGTCTTCGGCTCATAACCCGGCACCCATTTGGCGTGCTGCGGAAGATCGTCCGCGATCGTCCACCACGGTGCACACGACGACGTGAACACGTGCAGCATCGGGCGCACGCCCGGATCGTCGTCCAGAAGGCCCGCGGCGATGCTGACGGTCGGCAGATAGCTCGCCTTTCCCGGTGCCAGGCACCCACACACCTTGCAGCGCTTGCGGAAACTGCCGGGAGAAGACTCGTATTCCGCCATCATGCCCTCGCCCGCGACCAGGCGGAATTTGTCCGCGTCGACATGCGCGTAGGTGGCAAACGCCGCGCCGGTGAGTTTGCGGCAATTGACGCAATGGCAATGGGTGAGCGCGCGGACCTTATCGATCTCGAACCGAATGGCCCCGCACAAACAACTTCCCCGGATCATCGTTTCAGCCTTCTCACTAGAAGCAAATGCCATGTGCACAGGAACAGAGGATTGCTCCCAGTTCGTATGGTGGAAACAGAGCAATCGGTGCTGCCGCGAGCAACCAGAAGCCCTGCCAGCGGATAAAGAAGAGCGACGCCACAAACGCGGCAAGCGATAACAAGCTACACAGCATGCTTGCGGTCACCAGAAACAAGACCCATGAGACGCCGCCGGGACTGGATATCGCAAGAAAGCCGAGGACTGCGCTGAGAAGCGCGGCACAGAATGCCAGCACAACCCATGTTCGAAGGCTGCCTCGCTTCTGTCCAAACAGGTTCATCGTATGTCCTGAAACTCCGTCACGCCGCCCTTCTTGGGCGGGTTGGTCGCGCTCACGATAGCGCACGGATATTCCATCGTCAGTGCTGTTCTGTTTGAATTTTAACGGGATTGGTTTTCGGGGCAGGCATAGAGTCCGAGCGCCGTCCCCCTGGCAAGAGGTTTTCGTCGTGAAGCCGTCACTCGTGTTAGTTGCCCTGGTCGGGGCAGGCGCCGTCCTGATGATCGCGACGGGAAACACGTGGTGCTATTGGAACGACTATGTGAGCGACAACATCACGGCCTGCCACACGTTCAACGGCTATCGCTTCGGCGCCATCATTCTTGTCGATAACAGAGCGACTCCCAGGTGCCGCTCGATCTACAATGCGGATCGCTATCCGGCATGTCCAGGCAACAGCAGGATCCCAACCCAGTCCTGCGAAGACGAAGGCCCGTAGCCCACCGGCATTATCGGAAGCGCCGCATATAGCGCGCGCCGAAATCTTCGCCTCTGAATTCTTCCAAGGAGAAGTCATGAAGTATCGGATGATCAGCGCGTCCGCGCTGCCGCTTGCGCTATGCATTGCGGGAGGCGCCGTGGCGTTCAGGAAGCCTGGCGACAGTGTGGAGGTCGAACTCAGCCCGCGCGCGGCCGAGCGGATCGCACGGCATGGCGCGGTTCGCTTTGAAGCGTTCGCCGAACCTGTGCGCGACTCTCAGTCAGAACCTGCGCGAGGAACGCTGGCGCCGGAACTCGCCGAGCCGATGCCGTTCGCGCACGCCGATCTCACGCCCACCGAAACACCGCCACTGGCAGATGCCGGGGCGGCAACCGAATAACAGAGGAGAATATCGATGACCGTCCCCACCGAAGACCAACTCGCCACGGCCGTCGCGACCTGGCGCGACGCCAGCGTCGGCATCGACGCCATTGGCGCGAACACGCCTGCCTACAACCAGATATTCGTTTCGCTCGACGGTCTGGTCGATGCCATGTTCGCCGATATCGACGACGTCAGCGAGGCAGCGGCGACAGCCGTGCTGACATCGTCCGCCAACTATGCCGACGGCGAAACCGTCGTGATCGGCCTCATCGCCGGCGGCACCAAGACCTACATGTTCCAGTCCACGCTCACGAACATCGACGGTCACGTGAAGGTCGGTGCGAGCGAGGCAGCGTCGATGCTGAACCTGCATCATGCCATCAACGGCACCGGCGGTACCGCGGGCACCGACTATGCCGCCTCGACCTTGGCGCATCCTGACGTCACCGCGACTGACAACGGCACGCATGCCCTTACGATCACGGCGAAGGAAGTGGGCTCGGCTTACAATGCGATCACCACGACCGAGACGTCCGCGAATGCGAGCTGGGGCAGCGCCACGATGACGGGCGGCGCCGGCGACGATCTCGACACGGTCCTGGCCGAAATCGACACCTGGCGCGACACGTTGCGCTGCTACCCGCTCAATGTGGATTCCGATGCCGAGGACCAGCTCGACACCGCGATCCCCGGACTCAAGACGTCGATCGCGGCGCTGTTCACATAATCTTCCGCGCCATCCCAACAAACCATCCAGGAGACATCACACATGGCCAACCCTCCCGTGAAGCCGTCCAAGGCTTTCGGCGCCGGCGACTTCTTCGGCGTCAACAATGTTCAGAGCCCGACGCCCACCTCGTTCGACACACCGCAGGATATGTCGCTGTCGGTGAAGCGCGAACTCAAATCCATCACCGGCGTCAACCTGTTCCCGGACGACGTCAACGCTGGCGCCGCGTCGATCACCGGCAAGGTGACGATGGGCTCGCTCAACGGCCGCATCTGGGGCGATCTCGTCGCGGGCGTCGGCGCGTCCAGCGTCGCCAACATCGTGAACGTCGCCAAGCGTGAGAAGGGCGTCATCGCCAACAACGACAAGATCGTGGTCAAGAACCACGGCGGCAAAGTCTTCCTGCGCGACCTCGGCGTGCGCGGTCCGGAGAACCTGCCGTTTATCCGCGTGGCAAAGCCAAGCGCCATCACACGCACCAACCACTACTCCGTGACGTCGCAGGGCGAGTATCAATTTCATCCGAGCCGTGATGGCGACACGGTCGACATCACCTATGAGTGGCAGGGTAACGTCAACGGCCAGGGGGCGATCTACAACATCACCAACCAGCCCCAGGGCGCGATCGGCGATTTCACCGCGGTCCTGGCGACACGCTGGCGCTCCGAGGAGAACGTCTTCACGCTCAATTCCTGCATCGTCTCCGATTACGAAATCGCGACGAAGGGCGGCGATTACGCAAAGCCAACACTGTCCTACCAGGCCCAGGCCGATGCCTACGACAACATCGGCACCTTCAGCTTCGCGCAGAACCGGTAATATCCTTCGGGGCACTGCTTCGCAGTGCGCCTCAGGATGACGATGGCTCAATTCTCGTCACCCTGAGGTGCGAGCGTAGCGAGCCCCGAAGGGTCAACAGATGAGCATCGTAGATGAACAACGCCTGCGGCTCGGTCAGGACCGCCGCATGGCGTTCCTCAATTTCTGCAACTTTATCCCCAAGGAAGACATCGCGGCCGCACTCAAGATGTCGGTGCAGGAGGTCGAGCGGGCGCTTCAGTTCGTCGCCCGCAAGATCAGTGAATACCGGCATCGCCGCTGCATCCGGCCCAATCCGGAGCAGGGGATGCTGCCGCCGATCCCCTGCGACAGCGAGGCGGAGATTCTCCTGAACCGCCGCGCGCTGCTCTGGACGCTCGATTACATCTCCGACGACGCACTCTCGACCGAACTTCTTCTCCCCAACCTCCGCAGCCAGATCGTCGATCGCCCGCAAGGCGTGATCGAAGCCGCGCGCGCCGTCCGCGCGATGTAAGGAACAGCATGACAGAGCCTGCACACTACGATCCGAACCGCACGCCCGTCGTCTTATGGGCGGGAAAGAAATGGCCGGTGCCGCCGCTGGTCGCCGACCAACTCGACATGGTGTGGGACAGCATCATCGAACTCACCGATGTCCTCGCCCGTCAGGAAAGCCGTCCGCTCCCCGACGAAGCGCTCTCAGGGCTAAGCGACGAGCGCAAACGCGAACTCGCGCTCGGCAAGGCGCTTGCCGACCGCGTGTTCTCGCTGTCCGGCGAGCAGTACAAGAAGCTGCGCGAGGTTGTGTTCTATGGCCTCACGCGCGCGCATGGCGATCTGACATCGGAAGAATTCCGCAACACGCCCACGACGCCATTCGAGATGCTGGTCGCGTTCTGGGAAGTGCGCCGCCAGTCCGGCATGTATGGGCCTGCGCGCGGAGGAGATCACGACCCGGGGGAAGCCCCGGCGACGGATGGGCGAAGCCGGATTTCGACTTCATAGTGGTTGATTGCTGCCGGTTCTTCGGCGGATCGCCGGAATATTGGTGGCACAACCTGACCCTCCGTCGCCTGCGCGACATGGAGCGCAGCCTGAGACGCGTTCCCCCCGTCGAGCATTTCGCCGCGGGCTATTTCAAATACCAACCGCCCTCCGAGATTTCCGGCGAGGACGCCGAGAAACCGGAACCCCTTCCCCTCTACGAATGAGCTGGAGAAGCGATGTCCGATAACGTCATCGAAATCCGCATCACCGGCGCAGTGGATTCGTCGCTGTCGGCGTCAGCCAGGACGGCGGGTGACCAGCTCGCTTCCGGGTTGAAGACCGCGGAATCCGCCACGAACAACCTTCATTTCGCGACCGCCGGCGCCATCGAGGACTACTTCCGTCTCGGGCAGGCCGCGGCGAGCGGAAGCCTCTCTTCCATGGCCAGTACGCTGGTCAATCTGGGGAAAGAGACCGGCGTTTTCGATGTCGCACTTGCCACTATGGGGACGGAAGCGGCCATCGCCACCGGCGGCGTCGCATTTCTCGCCGGCGGGCTCGGCTATCTCGTCTACGAGGAAATCGAGAATGAGCGCGAACTCCGTAATCTAGCCGATAGCTTTGAGGCTTCTGGGCGCGCGGCGCTAGGATCGGTCGACGGTCTCCGCTCGGAACTCACATACCTTTCGCAGATTGGCGGCGCCGGTCGCGAAGCGGCACGATCGCTGCTGCAGTATGCAGCCGCCCATCCTAGCGTCGACGCCGCGATCCTTCATCAGGCAGGGCAGCTCACAGAGAACTTCAAGAAATTATTGGGTGACAAGCTCGGCCCAGAAACGGTTGGACGCCTTGCCGAGGCGCTGAGCAATCTGACCAAAGACGGGTTCGATAAGCTCCAGCATGATCTTCTCAACCTGCCGACGGACAAGTTCGAGCAAATCAGAGCCCTGATCGGAAATACCGGAAAGGAAACGCAGGCTGCCGATCTAATCCTCAGGGCGTACGCGGCGAGCGCGCATCAATATTTCCATTCCTATGGCGATCAGGTCCATGACATCCTGCATAACCTCGATCAATTGAAGCATGGCAAATTAGACAATCTGATATCGATACCAGACGTCAGGCAGCCGCAGCGGTACGATCCAATCGAGATCGCCCAATACGACGACGCTCTACAGAAAGCATTGGTCCACACCCGCGCGCTTGAGGCCGCACAGGGCGAGGCAGGACAAGCCGCCAAGAACAGCTACGAAGCGGCGTACATTGCGGCGAATAAGGACATCGAATCCAAGCATGAAGAGATTGGTCTTCAAGACCGGCTGACCAAAGCGGAGGACAACTACAAGCGAGCGGTCAAGCTTGGCGACAACAGGGGCCCGAACTCCGGTGCCGCGGTGTTCACGCAGCAGGTCAAGGACGCGCAAGCCGATCTCGATGCGTACAAAAAGCGGAGCGATGAAAAGACTCTGCAGAGTTACATTAAGTCGCAAGACGCGATGGTCGCAGCGACGAAAATAGGATCGCAGGCGCGCATCGACGCCGATCAGCGCGAAATGGACCAGGCGGCGCAGCTTTTTGGTAAGACTTCCGACCAGTACAACGATCTTCTGAAAAAGAAGGGGGATGATCAGCGCGCAGCCGACGAGCAGGCCTTGCGCGCCGACGGGCACGCGTCAAAAGAGGCAAGGGAACAGCAGCTTCGCGATCTACAGGAACAGGCACAAGACTATCGTGCGGGGACACAAGAACGCATAGACGCCGACAAGAAGTGGCTTGACGCGGCAATCGCCGATTTTGGAAAGCTCAGCACGCAGGCCCATGCTGCGCAGTCTGTCGTCACGCGCGATCAGCAGGAACAGGACCGGGAGCGGAGGGACGAAGCCGCCCGCACATACGAACAGCAGGCGAAAGATGCCAACGAGTCTGCCCAAGAACAGATCGGCGCGCTGGAGCAGCAGCGTAAGTATTTCAACCTCACGGCCGACGATGAAATCTCCCGCGCGACGGATATCGAAAAAGAGCGGCACCGTCTTGCGCTAAGCGCGCTCTTGGATGCGCTTGATGCGGCCAACGGCGAGAAAAGCATAATCGACCGCGTCGACCAGGAGATCGAGGACGAGCGCCGCAACCATCAGAAGCGGCTTGCCGAGATTACGAGGCAGGGCCTTGACGAACAGGTCCAGGACTGGCAGCGCTACAACCAGCTGATCACGTCGGCCGAAGACGAACTCGTCGGGGATATCTTCAGCGCCAGTCAATCGCTTTGGACGAGCCTTCGGCAGGTTGGGCTGCATTTCCTGCAGCAGATGATCGCCGACGACATCAAGGTGTGGACCGAGCGTAAGCTTTTGGCCGCGGAAGGCGTTGCAGCAGAGAATGCGGTTGAGCATGGCGGGTTTATAAATCTCTTCCGTCTTCTCGGTCAGAAAACGGCCGCCAATGAAGTATCGTGGACCACGCAGACCGGTCAGGTGATCTCTGGCCAGGCGGCGCAGACGGCTGCGGTCGCGACAGGCACGGCAGCACAGACAGCGATCAAGCAGGCCGGGGCGGCAGAAAGCAACGCTGCTGAAGCGGAATCAGACTCCACCTCTATCCTGAACAGCGCCTATACAGCTGCCGCATCTGCGTTCAAATGGGTGATGCGGGAAGTCCCGTTCCCGCTTAATGCCGTGTTGGCGCCGGTAGCGGCGGGTGCCGCATTCACAGCAGTGGCTGCGTATGACGTGATCACCGCCGAAGGTGGTCTTGAGCGCGTCGGTAATGCCGAGCAGTTCATGATCACGCACCGGGACGAGTCGGTATTGCCGGCGCGGGTTTCGGTTCCGTTGATGTCATTCGTCGGCGATCTCCCCGCTATCTCCGATGTCGTGCGGCGGAGCGGCAATCTGCAGTCCATTGCCGATGTCGGAAGCCTGCTTCCGGTCATGAGCCCGGGCGCATCGGTGCGCGCGGCGCAGCGTGCGCAGGCACCGCAATCGGATGCCGATTATGTGGCGAGCCGCGTCGGCGGCGGTGGACGCGCGAGTGCATCGCCATCGCCGGCGCCGTCCAAAGCCCGCGGCGGCGACATTCACATCCATGCCTGGGATGCGTCCTCGATGAACCAGTTCTTCCGCAAGCCGTCGAACCGCCGCACCATGGACCAGATCTCAAAAGACCGCGTGCGCGCGGGCTTCCTGCCGGGCTGACATGGCGCTCCCGCAACCCGTCCTCCCGGCCCGCAGTGGAATCATCCTCAGTCCCGATCTCGCGGACAATCCGGATGTGTTTCCGTTCTTGCGCGGCGCCGGCTACAAGCAGAAATCCTGGGAATGGTCGACGACCGATCTGGTGTCGAAAAGCGGTCGCCGCTTCAAGAAGCGCAATTACAGCTACCCGACGACGAAGTTCACGATCGGATACAACAGCGGCAACGGGCTTTCGCAGCGCGCGACGCGCAAGGATCTGGATCGCCTCGTCGCATTCTTCAACGCGCGCGGCGGCCGGCTCGGCGATTTCTATTACTTCGACGCGGCCGACAATCTGGTCGCAGGCCAGACACTCGGCATCGGCAACGGCGTCACGACGCAGTTTCAGCTCGTGCGCTCGAAACGCACCTGGACCGAACCGGTGTTTGCGCTGAACGGCGTGCCGGAGGTCACGGTCAACGGGATCGTGGTCACGAACTACACCATCGCCGCACCCGGCGTGATCAAGTTTACGGACGCGCCTGCCGATGGCGACGTGGTCGCATGGTCGGGCTCGTTTCTTTACTGGTGCGAGTTCACGCAGGACGAACTCACCGCGCAGCAACTGACCGCGCTGCTCTGGGAAAGCGACGGGCTTTCCTTCCAGACGATCCGGCTCTGAACCATGCTGCCCTGCACGACGGAACTGGCTTCGCTGCTCGACGCCTGGCGCAACGACACGACCGTCGAGGTCTATGTCGCCTCGCTCTACACTTTCACGCTGGCGGGCGGCGAGACGATCCGGTGGTCTGCCGAAGACCAGGACATCGCGTGGAACGGCCATGCCTGGCTGCGCGGGCCCGGCATCACCGCCACGCCGATCACCCGCCAGATCGGCACGCAGGTTTCGCAGAAGGACGTCTCGCTCGTCTTCGACGACACGGTGACGGTCGATGGCGTAAGGCTGGCGACGTTCGTCGCCTCGGGCGGCCTCTTCAACGCCACGATGCTGTTTGAATCCGCCTATGCCACCGCGCCGGACCAGCCGATCATCGGAACGCTCGCGGAGTTTTCCGGCCGCGTGACGCAGCTCAAAGACACTGGTGAGACGCGGGCTACGATCACGGTCTCGAACTGGATGTCGCTGCTGAATGTCCAGGTGCCGGTCAACGTCTGGCAGCCGCCCTGTCTGCACACATTGTTCGACAGCGGTTGCAAGCTGGACCGGAACACGTACGCAAAGACCTTCACCGTCCAGAGTGCCACCGATCCGCTCACCCTTGTCACCGATCTGACGTCTCCCTCCGAAGGCTATTACAATCTCGGAAAGATCGTGTTCACGAGCGGGGCGAACGCGGGTCAATCGCGCGCCATCAAATTGCAGAGCGCTGGGATTATTTCTCTCGTGCGCGCGTTCCCAAATCTTCCGCAGAACAACGACAAATTCACCGTCTATCCGGGCTGCGATCTGACGACGACGACGTGCAAGGACAAGTTCAACAACCTTCAGCACTTCAAAGGCCAGCCCTACATCCCCACGAACGAGACGGCGGCACCATGACGAAACTTACCCATTCCGGCCAGAGCGAAGAACAGGGCAGGGCGGCGATCGTCGCGGAAGCCCGCACCTGGCTCGGCACGAAGTATCATCCTGGCGCTCGCCTCAAGGGTGTTGGTGTGGATTGCGGGATGCTCATCGCCGAAGTCTATGAGCGCGCCGGCATCATCGCGCATATGGAGATTCCGCCCTATCCCGCCGACTGGCACAAACACCGCAAAGACGAGAAGTATCTGGGCTTCGTCCTGAGCGAAGGCCGCTTCATCGCGCCCGGCCAGCAGAAGCCCGGCGACGTCGCGATGTGGAAGTTCGGCCATGTCCGCAGCCATGGCGGCATTATCGTCGAATGGCCGAAGATCATTCATGCGACGCTTCAGGAGCGCATAGTCTGGCTATGCGATGTTTCGGACGATGTCCGCTACGGCACCAAAGACGTGCAGTTCTATTCGTATTGGTGAGCTATGGGCGGTTCGAGCAACAACAACAGCAAAGCAAACCGGATCAACAGCTACCAGATTCAGTCTAGCGCGTATGGCAATCCCATACCGTGGGGATGCGGCGCTGGGCGCATCGACATCAATCTCATGTTTCTCGACGGGTTCACACCACACGAACATCAGCAGCACAGCGGCGGCAAAGGCGGCGGCAATTCGACCAACGACACCTACACCTATACCGCCGACGTCTTGCTCGGAATCTGCGATACCGCGAACGGGCCGATCCGCGGCATCAACCAGATATTCCGCGACAGGAGCGTGTTCTCCGGGTTTGCCAACGGATCGAACGATAGCGACCCAACCCTTTGCGTAAAGAAGGCTGGGCTCAGCGCGCTTCGCGTCGGCACGTCCGGCCAGAACCCGTCAACACTGTTCGACAATTATCCCGACGCAGATAAGCTCGGTTACGACACGATCTCGTATCTTGTCGGTTCGCAATACCAGCTCAACGATCAGGGCGGTCTGCAGAACCATTCCGTCGAGGTTTACTTCGCCTGCCAGGTCGGCGGCACGATCGTGGACGCCAATCCAGGCGATTATGGCGGTGCCAAAGGAATCGTCAGTACTTTCTTAGGTGCGATGATTCCGCAATGGTCCTCGGACTATATCGGCGACCTCACGGACTATGGGACCTATTGCCTTGCCTCCGGACTGCTCTTGTCCCCCGTGCTCGATTCCCAGCAGCAGGCAAGCTCCGTCATCGACGAGATTATGCTGGCGACGAACTCGGAGTGCTGGATCAGGGGCGATGGCACGTTGCAGGTCAAAACCCGTGCCGATGCGCCCGTCACGAACAATGGCGTCACCTACACGCCGGACCTGACGCCGCTCTACGATCTCGGCGACGCCGATTTCATCGTCGACAATCCCGACGACGATCCCATCAAGATCGACACGCCGCAACTCGACGACCTCTACAACATCGTGCAGGTCACCTACAAAAACCGGCAACATCAATACAACGACGAAACCACGACGGGTTTCGACCAGGCCAGCATCGACGGCATCGGGCAGCGCAAGCAGGACCCCACGCAGATCGGCTCGATCAAGGACCCGTTTGTTGCCCGGCTCGTCGCGCAGCTGCTCGCGCAGCGCTATTCGAGCCTCGCAAGGCCGTTCACGTTCAATCTGCCATGGTGCTTCGCGCGCCTGGAAGAGATGGACCTCGTGACGGTCACGAACGAATCCCAGGATCTCGACCGCGTGCTCTGCCGCATCACCGAAATCGACAAGGACGGCGACACGGGCAAGCTGACCGTCAAGGCCATCGAGGTGCTTGTCGGAACCGCCAATGCGCCGGTCTATCCGAGCCAGATTGCCGGAGGCGTGGTGACCGACCCACAGGCCGATCCCGGGAACGTCAACACGCCGGTCCTGTTCATCCCGCCGGCGGCGATCACCAACGGCGCGCTCCAGGTCTGGGCCGCCCTCGGCAGCACCAACACGAATTGGGGCGGCGCCGACGTCTGGGTCGCCATCGATGATGGCGCCTACGCGAAGGTTGGAACGGTCCAGGGACGGGCGCGCTACGGCGTCTCGACCACCGATCTTCCGGCCCATGGCGATCCCGACACGAACGATAGCCTCGGCGTCGATCTGTCGATCAGCGGCAGCAGTGCTGCCAATCCTCTGCTGAGTGCATCGCAGTCGGAAGTCGATGCGCTGGTCACCTTGTGCTGGTTGGGTGGCGAACTGATCGCCTACAAGGATGCCCGGCTGACAGGCACGGACACGTACGCGCTGGAAAGCGAACTGCGCCGTGGCGCCTACGGCTCCGTCATCGAAGAACATCCGGCCGGAACGCCGTTTGTCCGGCTCGACGTCAACGGCTCGATCTTCAAATACACGTTCCTTCCCGGCCAGCTTGGCAAGACGCTCCAGGTCAAATTCCCTAGCTTCAACGTGTTCGGAAACAATGTTCAGGCGCTGGAAGACGTCGTCGATTACTCGCTGCTGCTTTCGGAGCCGAACCTGCCGGGCGGCTCGACATTGTCCCTCCAGGCACCGTGGGCCGGAACATCGTTCACCGTGGTGGCGACGGCTGCATCGCTGGCCCAGAACTACATCTTCCGGATTTACGATCAGGCCGGCATCACGGTGCGCCGTCAGTCCTACCCGACGCCTGCTCTGACGTTCACCTACACCGCCGACATGGCGATCGCCGACGGCGCGCTGGATCGGACCTACCTCGCAACGGTGCAGGCCGTGAACGGTGCCGGCGACGGTCCCGAATCCGGCAAATTGACCGTCACCAATCCGGCACCCGCTGCGATAATGGGGATCGGTAAGACCGGCTCCGGCGGCAGTTACACCTTCAGCTGGACCGCAAACGCCGAATCCGACCTCGCGGGATATGTCGCTTATTACTCTCAGACCAACGGCTTCGACCCGGCACAGGGCCAGGGCGCATCCTTCTATCAGGGGCAGGCTAACACGGGTGTCGGCCTCAGCGGGCTCACCGTCGGCCAGACCTACTATGTCCGCGTCGCGGCCTATGACACCTGGTCCGGCGACGTCCGCCTCCTGAACTTCAGCGCGCAGTTCGGCTTCACCGCCTGACACGCCTCCCATCTTTTCGATCTGCCAAGAGGATTGCCCATGCAATTCGTCCAGTATCTCTGCACGCTTCCGAGCAACGACACCTATGGCTATATCCAGGCGCTGCCGCTCGCGCAGGTCACCGTTTATGTGGCGGATGATGAGGGCAACAGCGGAGCGATGGCCCAGCTCTACGATGCAGCAGGCGGCCCCATCAACAATCCGGTTACCGCAGATATCAATGGATTTGCCGGGTTTGCTGCGGCCGACGGCCTTTACAACATCGCGGTTCAAGATGCCGAAGGAGCCAGAAGCGCGCCGCTCGCGGTGAAGGTTCAGCTCTTCGATCAGCAGGATTTTCAGGACGTCGCGGAAGTCGTCGCCCAGGCAGTGATCGGCCCCAACACATCGGTTGACGGCCACATCCCGCAATTCGACGGCGCAACCGGCAACAAACTCAAGGACGGCGGCTTCCTGCTCGACACCGACGGCACCCTCGGCGCCAACAGCGACACCCGCATCCCGTCGCAGAAGGCGGTCGCTACCGCAATCTCGGCCGCACAGCAGGTCACACTTTCCGGAAATGCCACATATTACGTCCGCACCGATGGCAACGACAGCAATACCGGAACTGCGAACACATCTGGCGGCGCCTGGGCAACGATCCAGCACGCGTTGGACTCTGTCGCCTTCCTCGACCTGAACTCGCACACCGTCACCATCCAGGTGGCGGATGGAACATATTCGGGCGCGACACGTAACACCGGGTTTAACCGCAACGGGACCGTGATCCTTCAAGGCAACACGACGACGCCTGCGAATTGCATCATCAGCGCGAGTTTCGGCTGCCTGTCCTTTACCAACTGCGTGGTTACGGTCCTCGGGTTCAAGCTCGTATCGGCCGGCGGCAGTGGCATCGTTGCAAGCCGATCACTTGTGACGCTCAGCGGGGCAATGGAGTATGGTGCGTGCGCCACATCTCACATCTACTGCAATTCGTCGTCGACGATATCGGTTAGCGCGAACTATACGATTTCCGGAAGCGCGGCGAACCACTACCTCATCGATAACTCCACCATCATTTTCAGGCAGGCCCTGACAGTCACCCTTACGGGTATGCCCGCGTTTTCGAGCGCGTTCGTCAAGCTCGTGAATCTCGCCGTTCTTTCGCTGTTTTCTATCAATACGTCGTTTTCCGGTGCGGCCACCGGAAAGCGATACATCATCAACGATAATTCTGAAGTCGCCTCGACGCCGAGCAGCTTGAGTGGCCCGGGCCTAAATTCCATTCTTCCCGGCGATATCAACGGCGGCTATGCACAGCGGCAGGACGGAATGCGATCCTTTCGCAACCTGATCTACAACGCTGACGGCAAGGTGCAGGAAGGATCGGCGAGCGCGGTTGGAGATGTCGTGTATGGTCTTCATAATCGCTGGTTCGCGTTGACGCAGGCTGCAAACATCACTCCGAGCACAATTCTGGATGTCTCGGACGGTATCACACACCTAATCGAGCTGACGAACGGGTCCAGCACCCAACGCATGGGTTATGCTCAGGTCATCGAGGGCAAGAACTGCAAATGGCTGCGCGGTGCGGATGTAACGCTGTCCGGCATGGCCCAACGTAATCAGACCGGCGGGTTTGGGATCGCGCTGATTGAGTGGACCGGAACGGAAGACAACGTCACAAAGGACGTCGTCAACGACTGGACAAACGGAACATACACGGGGGGCAATTTCTTCATCTCGTCGAACATCATCGTCGATGGCACGGTCGCCACCAGCCCGGCCGCCGGCGTGCTGACAAACTTCAATCTCCAAGCCACGCTCGGAACGACATTCAACAACCTCATCGTCTTTATCTGGGCGCGCAGTGCCGTCACCGCCAACACCGGAACGATGGATTTTCGGATGCAGCTCGAAAGCGGTCTTACCGCAACGGCCTTTGAGCGGCGGCCGATCGAGGCGGAAGAGAGCCTGTGCCATCGCTACTATGAATCCTTCACGGTGCAATCGGAGAACGGCTCGCGCAATATCCCGCTCCTGAGAAAGCGCGTAACGCCCACAATCACGGTCGGTGTCGGCTCTGCCGGAAGTATCACAAAGAACGGGTTCGAACTCACGCACAGTGCTGCGGCGGCATGCACCGTTGTGGCCAACGCCGAACTCTAGGTGGGCAAAACAATTCGCAACTCGTCATGCCTGCGTTGCTCCAGGCGGGTGCTCGGAGATGCTTGGTTAAGCATTTCTCTCGCATCACTGATACGGTTCTGCGCGACCAGGAATTCGACGAAGTCGTAGAAAATGTGCCCACTCGGGTCGTCCGCAGCAATCGCGGCACGGTATGCAGCTTCGGCGCTCGCTATGTCGCCCCGGCCCATGTGAATTTGCGCAAGCATCCCAAGAGCCGCAGGACTTCGCAATAGGCCGCGCGGCCCCGCCATGTGCATAATGGAGCCCAGCGCTTCGTCCCACCGTTCGAGCTTAATAAAGATGGCGCATAGCGCGCGGTGCATTTCTCTCGCGTGCTGGTCGTTGATAGAGCGCAGCTCGGCAATGCCTTCTTCCACGAGGCCAAGCGCGACCATCGCGCGTCCTTTGATGAGTGTTTGCTGCCATGCACCGCCTTCCGGCAGCATATCTATCATCGCCAGTGCATCTGCGGGGCGGCCTAGGCGCAGACAAAGGTCAGCATAGGCCATCGCACTTTTAGGCGTCTCGTGGAGGCTGTCGCGAACTGGCTCAAGTAGGCGTATGGCGGTTTCAAAATTCCTTGCGTTTATCTCGTCTTCAGCCTCATTCAAGATGTTGGCGACATTCGGCATGGCTGCGCTTTGCGCGGAAACATCGACGGGCATGTAAGCTTCGATCATGCGCGCTACGTTGAGATCGATCAGCTCGCGCCTGACATGGATCTGATCGTCTTCCCAAGCTGCTGCGCGTTCGCTGCAGATGACGCTTTCGTATGACGGGAAATAGTCGATGTGAGGATACAAAGTCGCTAAGTGCTGAGCCGCGGTCCGCAGGACAGACTTGGAATAGCTATTGGCGACGATCACGTCATCAACCGTATGGGTCTTGTGGAGCGGAACCGGCGAAACGGTGAGCAGGATTCTTTGGTCGCGGCGACAGAACCGCTGCAGAAGGCCGATCCCGCTCCTAAGCGACCGGAGTGTTTCGCCGAAGTCTAGGACGTGAAGTTCAAAGCGTCCTGGATTGTCTGCCATAAACTTGCGTGGCGGGATCAAGTTTAAGTATGCCTTCGCAACGTTGTCATACCAGACTTCGCTGAGACCAAGGGTCATGATGACCACTCGGCAATCCATGACACGACGGGTCACCTCGGTAATGGCATTCCTATACGAGAGGACGGTGTCAAACGGCGACGGGCGAACGTTGCGTACGATATCGGCATCGATAAACCTGCCTGGTGCAACTTCAAGAAATCCGACCTTGGGATCGAAGGCATAGGCAGGATCGAGAGCCCGGCGCAGATCGTTCTCGATCGACGTCACACCGTAGCTGTTCAGGACCTCGTGCCCAATCTTTCCCAAGGAGGCGTCTGGCCATGCGAGAGCTGCGGTCACGACATCGAACCCCCGGACAGAAAGTGCCCTTTCGATGTTCCTCGCGAAGCACGAACCAATTGTGAAGATCTTGTCGTCGTAGGACAGCCTGAAGGACGGTGAAAACGCTGGGCTGCACATCGGTTCTAGGCGATTGGTCTCAGGATTATCCCGCTTTGGAATCTCGCAATAGGGATTGTGACGGACATTCTCGACGGCATCGGCACTCGAGATCACGCGAAGCGGCATTTCCGGCCTCTTTGTTTAAGCCGCAACCCTAAGGCGGCAGATGCCATCTCGCAACGGAGCGAACATGAGCATTGGCCGGCATTCTTCCAATGCGCAGCAGCCCCGCTGGCAGCTGCCTGCTTCCACGCCGCTATATTCTCAAGGGCTGGTCGCTTGACAGCTGCGATTCAACGCCAATGAGGTCGTTGATGCCGAAAGCGTGCTGGACGGTTCGTAACCGAGCCTCGACAGGGCTTCGGGGAAACGGTTCGTGAAGGCGTCTATCAGTTCCGCAAGCGGGCTCATCCGCCGGACGCCGGCGGCCCGGCCGATCGCCCGCCGCCATTCCCGACAAACCGAACATTTTTAAGGAGCACGACATGAGTCTGCAGGACGCAGAAGCACGCCTGTCTGAATTGGAGGGGCCGCGGCAGCGGTTTCGGCATGCACAGCACGCGCATGTCACGCTGGGCGAGGAGCTGGCGCGGGCGAAGGAGAAGTTCGCCGGTCATCCCAAGCTGATCGAAGCGCTTCAGGCGGCGCATGACGAGGCCGAAACGCGTCACGCCGCGGAGAAGTCCGGGCATGAGGCGCATGCGCACGCGTTCAAACAGAAGGGCCTCGACCTTGATCGCGAGATCGACCGCGCGGCCCAGGCCGTCCTCGACGCGCGTGCAGGGGAGTGACGCCGATGCTGGAACGAGAAATGGAAAAGATTTCGGCGGGCGAGGCTGTGGCCGCAACCGCCATCGGGCACACGGCGTTCGGCGATACCTGTCACATCGCGGGTCTGTTCACCGCCGAATGTTATGGCGCGGACAGAACGCTCAAATGGCGCGATGTCTTCGCCAATACGGTCGTGACCGTGGGCAAGAACGCGATGCTGGATGCCGCGCTCGCGGGCTCCTCCTATTCGGTTACGGGGCCGTATATGAGCCTTATCTCGAGCACGTCCTGGTCGGCGATCTCCGCCGCGGACACGATGTCCTCGCATGCGGGTTGGCTGGAAGCGGGCGGCGCCAGCGCGCCAACCTATTCCGGCAACCGCAAGACCTGCGCGTGGTCGGCGGCGTCGGCCGGGGCGAAGGCCCTTTCGTCGGCGCTGGGATTCGCCATCACCGGAACGGGCACGATCAAAGGCTGCTTCATCCTGTTCGGTTCCGGCGCGCTGAACACCAAGGACGACACAAACGGCACGCTCTATTCCGCGGGCCTGTTCACCGGCGGCGATCGTTCCGTCATCAGCGGCGACACCGTGAACGTGTCCTATTCGACGAGCCTGTGATTATGGAGGCCGCAAGCACGGCGGAGGCGCACTGCACCGCACTCTCGGGCTTCGGCCTTCGCGTGCGCATGAACCGCGTGCTGCCCGGAGAGCCGGTGATCCGCCACGCGCATCCGAAGGCGCATGCGACGGTCATCACCGGCCATGTCGTCGCGAAATGCGACCGCGGCGAGTTCGCGCTGATCGCGCCGGAGGGCCACGTCGCCGTGTTCATCGTGGCGCCCGGCGAAAGCCATTCGCTGCACGCGGTGGTGCCAAGCGCCTACGCCTGTGTGGGCGAGGAAGGGTTTGATCTATGACCACCGTCTTGAAGGCCAATCCGGGCGCGTCGGCCGCGCTGACCACGACCAACCTGCAGAGCCTGGCGTCGGATACGAACCTGCTCGCCGGGTGGTCGTCGGCGGTCATCGACAACACCTTGAACCTCAGCGTCGACGAACAAGTCACGGGGGCGATCGTCACCGGCACGAGCCCGACGATCAGCACATCCGTCCTGGTCTATGCGTGGTCGGTGCTCGACGACACGCCGACCTATCCCGACACGATCAGCGGCAGCGAGGGCACGAAGACCATCACCTCGGCCAACGTGCTCAATTCCGGCGCGTTCAAACTCCTGGGCGTCATTACGGTCGATGCAACGACGAACCGCTCCTATCCGTTCGCGTTCAATATCGCACAGGCGTTCGGTGGAACGATGCCGAAGAAATGGGGCCTGTTCGTCGCCCACAACACGGGCGTAGCGCTGAAATCCTCCGGCCAGGTGGTCACCCGCATCCCGCACCAATATCAGAACGTGTAGGCCGCCATGGCGCTGTGGACGCCCCGGCTCATCAAACCCACAGATTTCGTTCGCGCCGATCTTGCGCATCCGCAGGCGCGCGAACTCGCGTTCTTCCTGCATTACGTGGGGCGCGGCACGTTCTTCGATGCCGTGAGCGGCAGGATCGAAGGCACGGCGTCCGGCCAATCCGCGCTGGCCGCGGGCGAGGGCAACGTCCTTCACTTCGGCGGCACCACGCGCTCAAACGGAACGGCGTTCGCCAATCCGCTCGGCACCGTGCAGAATCTCTGCACGGTTATCGCGAAACTCCGGCTCACGTCCAAGCCGGCCACGCGCGCCGCCGCCGTTCACTACGGCGTTTCCAGCAACGGTTCGGGACCGTATGTCGGCTTCGATTCCAACGGCTTCGCGCATGGCGGAAGCGCGGGGACAAACGGCACCAACGCATCCGACAACAAGGACGCCACAGACCACATCGGCCAATGGGTTGTTGTCGCGGGCTCCTGGTACCCAACGGGCGCCAAAACGAGCGACGTATCGTCTCACGGTCCGTGTCTGTGGGTGAACGGCACCCAGAAATTCTCTGGCATCACGGCCGCTGGCGGCGCATCGACCAATGCGGCCCCAAATACGCTCGCGCTCGGGCGCGAGATCCAGAACTACAACAACTTCTTCACCGGCGACGTCGCCTGGGCTGTTGGGCTCAACCGTCTGCTGTCGGACGATGAGCATGCGTGGTGGGCGCAGCACGCCTGTGAGGTGCTCGAGCAGCGGGTCAACCGCGCGTTCTTCTCACTCCCCGCGGCCAGCGGCAGCGTCTATGGCGTCACGGCTTCCGAAAGCGCATCGGCGTCGGACACACCTTCCGATACCGCGGCGCTGGCCGCAGCGATCCTCGAAAGCCTCACCGGCAGCGATAGCCTGTCTTCCATTGCCGTGCTTTCCGGAACCGCCGCAGAATTGGCGAGCACTGCCGACAGCGGAGCAGGGCTTGTCTCCTCGGCCGATAGCAGGGCCGAGCCCGCGGCGGCGTCCGACGCGTCATCCGATGCCGCAACGCTTGGCGTGAGCGCGGCCGAATCCGCGAACGGCGCCGACGCATCGAGCAACGGCAACGTCTTTACAGTTGCTGGATCGGACACCGCCACCGCTCTGGATTCCGCATCGTCCCACGCCACGCTCGGCGCGGCGGGCAACGACGCGAACACGGCGGCCGACAGCACCGCATCGCTCTTCATCGCAGGGAGCCTCGCGGCCGAGGCCGCAGCCGCAGGCGACAGCGCCGCGTCCCTGGCAAACCTCGCAGCCCTCGCGAGCGAGATCGCGAGCGCGATCGAGGCGGCGCTTGCGGGCGGCGTCACCGGCGTTGCGGTCATCGATGTCATCACGGCGCTCGACACCAGCGATCAGGACAGCGGGATCGTCCTTGTCCTCGATTTCGCGCATGTCGCCCGCGCCGAGGCGCGCCGCATCGCTGCGTTTGCGCCGCCACGAAACATCATCGCCACCGCACCGCCGCGCAAAGCCGTGGCCTTTTGGGGAGCAGACATGGAAACCTTCAGTCCCGCGAAATCGCCGGGCGCGCAATGGACGCTCGCCTTCACCTTCAACCGCGCGCTCAAGGACGACCCAACGGTGCCCGACGGCTGGACCATCGATCCGAATTCCTTCGCGGTGGAGGTGATCGACGTGCGCCCCGCCGGAAAAGACGCGAACCCTTCGGCCATCCTGAACGGCGAAGCCGCGCGCAACCCGTCATCCTTCATCTATGGCGGCGAGACCATCGCCGCACGCCAGGCCCTGTTCCAAAGCGTCACCGGCGGTACCGGCGGCTGTGTCTACCGCCTCAAAGCCAGCTGCACCGTCGCCGGCGGCATCGGCCCGTTCGAACTCTTCGCGGAGTTGCCGGTGGCGGATGCGGTGTAGCGAGCGAACCAACACTCGCGTCAGAAACTAGGACATTCCCAACCTCGCGCGAAGGGATCGGACTTCTGCCAGAAGGAGCGGGACGTCCTGTTTGGCGCTGGCGATGAAATCCTGATCGGCGTGCGTTGCACCGCTTAGATAAATGTCTTCACCCCCGGTTCTAATGAAGTCGCTGCCGCCCAAATGGTCTCGTCCTTCGATGAAGGATTGCCACGGTCCCGGTGTCGAGGCGGCGAGACGTTTCTCGATCTCCGTCAGCGTGTCTGGTGAAAGGCTACCCGCCATGACCGCGTTCCTCCATCAATCAACTTGGCGCTGCTAATCCTACGGCGTGCACCCTCACGAGTCAGCACGCCGGTTAACGCCATCTTCCTCTTCGCCACATCGGTGAGCCGTCGACGTCTTGAATCGCGCTTGGCCCTTTGAAGGGTGCGCGCGCGCTGACGGTTCAGCCCATGTTGCGGATGGGCCGCAGCATCATTTCCGGAGGACATCATGAAACGAACGCTCGCAGCGGCAGCACTGGCCGCGTGCGTGGCCGTGGCCGTTGCTGGTTGCGGCACGCTCAGTACCGAGACGCCGAAGCAGGCGCTGACCGCCGCGCATCAGGCGCATGACGCGCTCGCCAAAGAACTCGATCTCGCGGCCGTCAATGGCTGGATCAAGGGCGATGCGGCGGCGACGGCGGCGCAGGTTTTAGGCCAAAGCGAGACGTATCTCACCAAAGCCGACGACGCGCTGGAAGCGGGGCAATCGATCGATGCGCTCCTTGCGCTGGCGAACGCGGACATCGCCGAGGTTCAACCACTCATTCCGGAGAAGCAGTGATGAATTATCTCGCACTCCTGCAAACCATCCTCGCAGCGCTTTCCGAGGCGCCTGAGGCCATCCAGATCGCCGAGAATGCGTACAACGGCGTGCGCGCATCCTTCAGCGCGGAAGACCAGGCGACGCTCGACAAGATGTTCGCCGACGCGAAATCCACCGACGCCGCCGACACGGCAAAGGCGGTCGCAGATCTCAACCAGGCCGCAAAGGAGAATTGA